TTTAAATTTCTAAATACTTTCAGTCAACCCAATAATTATTTCATGGGTTTTAACCATGTCAGAATTCTTAACCAGTATAAGAAATTCTGGCGGGCATATCAATATTTCATTAATGTTTATATTATGTGATTTGGTTAAATATATAATTTTTTTTAAATTTTTATTTTTTTTATTTACTGCTATAAATTGTTGACCATGATTATTTATCCAATATTGAATTTCATCAGTTTCAACATTAAAACCTGGAGATACTATTTCAAGTGAAGTTATTGAACCATTATTGTTTACATTTTTAGTTACAGCTTTTGCTGTAGAGTTTTTAAATTTACTACTATATGGCTTCAATAAATTTAAAAATTCTTGCATTTTTATGTCTTCTTTTATTAAATCTTTTAATTTCATTTTAACTTTATTTTCTTCTTTTGGCATTTTTAAATAATGATCAAGTGGATTTTCATTAGCAAATCCCAACAATTTATTATTTTTATAAACTCCAAAATTTAAATTATTTATTTTAATTTTAATTCAGTTAATTTCATTTTATTTTTCTTTATTTTATATTGACAACTCATCAATAAAATCTTTCTTTGAACATGTATTAAGCCACTTAATACCATTTTCATTTGAACTATCTATAAGATCTTTTACTTCTCTAATTGCATAATTATGAGCATATGATCTATCAGTTTGATATTTAGTAACCAATCTATCCTCATACCATTTAACAAGTGTATTTATACGATTTTGTTTTAATTTTTCTTCTCTTATCAAGTTTTTTAATTTCATTTTATTTTCCTTAATATATAATTTTGGAATAGTTGATAACTTTTGTAAAATATTCAAAGCAAAATTTATTAATTAGCAAATATTTTGTGGATAAAAATTTTCTTAATGGAAGTTCTCTATTTAAAATTAAATCAATATATAATTGCAATTCATATTTATAATCTTCATACAATTTTTCTAATTGTTTTATTTTTTCTTTATTAGAAAATTTGAGAATATGTTGAGATGAACGTATCATTTAATTAAATTTTTTAATTTTATCTTATTTTCGTATAGTTTTGGAATTCTTATTTTTAAAATTTGAATTTTACCATTATTAACAACTGGATTGCCAAAGCTATCTATTGAAATATCCTCTATAGTTATACGCTTATTTTTCCATTTTCCAATTAATATTTCATCACCTATCTTGAGATCAATTTTTATCATAGTTTAAAATTATTTAGATTCTCTCTTTTTATCTTTATCTTATTTCTATCTGTCTTATTTTGTTTTTTGTTATTGTCTTTTCTTTTTTTGGAACTTCTATTGTTAACATTCCTTCCTTAAATGTTGCAACAATATCAGTGTCTTTCACATTATCACCTAAAGGAAACGTTCTTGAAAATGAAGAATGTTTTATTTCTTTATGAATATAATTTTTCTTATCTTCTTCTATAGATTGAGATTTTTTACCAGATAATGATAAATATTTTCCATCTTCATAGTCTTTTATCTCAATTTTTATATCATCTTTTGAAAGACCAGGAACTGCAGCTTCTATAATAAATTTGTCTTCTGTTTCTGATATATCAGATTTTGGAAAACTAAATTTGCTTGTAAAAACTGATGGAAAGAATTCATCCTCATAATCTGAGGTAAAGAATCTTTCTATTTCTTTTTCAAATGAGTCAAAGAGACTTGGTAATTGTTCTCTTTTGTATTTTATAATTGACTTCATGTTTTTTCTCCTAATTGTTTAGTAAGATGTTTTTTATTTTTAGTTCAAAGAGAGAATCTAAAATCTATTTTAATTTTTAACTCTTTTTATTTTAATTTTTTTGTCATCAAAAATTATATAATTATGTGTATTGTTAACTGTTTGTCCATCTTTATTGTATACTACATCCTTATATTTTATACCATCAACTCCTGCTTTATTTAAAAAATTAGAAGCATTTTTTTGACTTCCAAGTTCTTCTATTAATTCATTGTATATTTTATCACCACGAATACTCGAATTATTTATATTAGCCAATAATCTTGCTCTTAAACCATTTGCTTTGTTATCTTTTCCTAATTGCGATGCAATTTTTTTAACTTGATTAGAATTTAAATTTTCGTTCCAATTTATTAAATCTGAATTATTGTCTATTTCCACAGTATATAAATATTCTTCTCTATTTGATTCTGGTCTTTTTGACATTTTTCTACTATACTGTTCACCTCTTCTTTGTAGATCAGCTAAATATATTCCATAGGCAAACCCAGATCTTTTCATATAAACATCAGCACCACTTCCAACTTTATTAATATCAAATTTATCAAAATATTTATCTGTTCCATGATAAACAGTAAATTCTAACAGTTTATTATTTTTTATTAGACTTTTTAATTTCACTTGTTATTTTAAATAAATACAATCTAACTTAACTACATTATTATTTTTACTTGCTTTAAGTATTCTAAATTTTGAACCTCGTTTTACTATCATCTTGAACATATATGTTTTGCTTCTTTTAATAAATCTTTTAATTTTATTATCATTTAGCGCTACCAAAAATATCACGGTTAACATTTTTAACCTCCCAGCATGCTGGATCAAGACTACTATATATTATTCCATCTATTGTTGCTGAACTAATATCATAAACATTGGGTGAATATAAAACTCCATCATTATCAAATTTATTAACAATTTTAATATCAGAAACTGTTCTAACTCCTTCAACTTTGTCTAGTATTGTATAAATTTCCGATAAAATTATCGATTGTGAAATTGACCAGTTTTCTATTTTAAAATAATTTCTCAATTCATCTACACATCTTAAAACGACTTCCCTTTTGTTAATAACATTTGGATATGTAATAATCTCAAATTGAACACCAATATTTATTACCCAAGCATCTTTAATATTAATTGCATCACTAGCAATTCTATATTGATCTAAATAATTTTGTAAATTACTCTTAACCGCAGAATTCAATGAAACTAAATTATTTTAGAATCATACCCGAGACAGTACGCATTTAAAGCCAATGGATTAGGTATTCTCTCTACTTGGTTTACATTTCCAGCAAATCTTGCAATCTGCTCATCTTGAACAATTTTAACTTTAGCAATTCTTCCATATTTAGGATGCATAGACAGAATTCTAATTTCATAATCTTCAACTGTAACACAACGATCTTGAGCAGCAAAATATGCCATTGCATTATGTCTTATCTCTTCATTGGACTCTGCTCTTATTGAACCAACCGATGGGGTAACATTTACTGCAGCAACTGATGATTTAACTCTGCTAACCAATCCTGCAGTTAATGCTGTTGCATCTAATTCTATTTCTGAGTTTGATATTGTATTTATATCTCCTGTTGGTAAATTTGCACTTTCATCTGTTCCCCTAATATACTTAATAGTTAGAGTAGTATTAGATGGAACTTGACCATAGGTTCTTGTATTCAAAAAATTTCTTGGATCTATTGGTTTATTAAAATAAGTATAACCTGCTTTGGATTTGGTAATAATATTTCATCAGCAAAGGCAGAAACTCCAGCACCAAACTGTAATTCTGTTCTATTATCAGATCTTATTCGTCTTATAAATCTTTTTGCAATTTTTTTAAATCTCAATAAATATGGAACAGTATATTTATATTGTGAATATTCTGAACTCAACTCTGTTTTTACGCTGTCCAATATTGTATCTTGAGCTAAGTAAGGAACTTCATGCCAATTATTACCATCAGAATCTATAACACTTTCAATGTCAACTATATCTTCATCTGGCAAAACTATCTTAAAATATTTTTGAGCTGTACCAACTTGGTATTGTTTTTCTACCACGATACCAGATGATGCTGCAACTCTTTTTCTTAATAAGAAATAAGTAACCTCATCTCCAGCAGCGTTAGTTTCGTATACTGTTACTTCTGTCTCTTGAGATCCAGATTCAACAAAATCGACTGTATCATTTATTCTAAAAGAAACATTTGGATTTGTTTCAGACGAAACCTGTAAATTTTTTATTTTTAATCCATAATCCCAATCAGGTGTAAATGGAAAACTTGTAGCTGGAATTATTTGAAATACGTCCAAATCAGTATAAGAAATTCCTGCTAATTTTGGAATATAGCTGAATGACTGAGCAATGTTTACTATGTTGCTACGGTTAACTGCATGCTGTAAAAGTGATTCACGCAATTGAGTGTCCACATACAGTGAAAGAACATCAGAAACATAAGCTGTCCATTCCATAAACATTTTTCCTGTGCTAGCAAGTGAAAAGTCCTGATAGCTTTCTGGAAAATATATTTTTGAAAATATTGTTAGTGCATCATTAACATCGCCAAATGTTTTATTTAAATATGAAGTATCTTTTATTAGACTTTTAATGGCCATTTTTATTTCTTATTTTATATTTTAATCATTTATTTGCTTCGATAACAATTTGATCTGAAATATCTGGATTATTTTTCATTGAAAAGTTTATATTAATTTTTATCCGATTGTTGTCTGTATCATCGTTAAAATCTTTATTTATTTCTAAATTATTTATATTAACTTCTGGAATGTATTTAGCAATTTTTTGTTCAATTTCACTCTGTAATAAATCTATTTTTTCTTGAGTAATTTGTTCAAATACAAACCTATATAAACCTATTCCAAATTCTGGATTGAATGGACGTTCCTTGGGCATTGTACGTAATAAGACATTTATTTTTGCTTTGACATT